CGTTGAACCTCTTGGTCAGCGTGGTGAACCCGCTTCGGGTAGCCGTCACTTGCACGTAGCCGGTGTCACTCGTCATGTCGCTGATGCTGGCCTGATTCGATATCAACGACGCAGTGACACCAGGGCCAGTCGTGATGCTGAGAGTCCATAGCGACGTATCGTCAGTGTTGCCGTTCATCACTGCGACGGTAGTGACTGCGGTCGAGTAGCTGGCCACGTAGCCGGTGCTGTCCGCTGACACTGTAGCGGTTTCAGGCACCAAGTTGAGCACGATGGTGCTAACACCAGCTGCACCAGACTTACTCTTCGAGATGTCGAACAGCTTGTCGATAGTCACACCACCGAACACTGCACGCAGCGTGGCGGTCCCGTGGTCGGTAGTCAGCGCGGTCACCGTGTAGATGCCGGTGCTAGCGATGCTGATAGACAGACCACCGGTCGGAGTACCGTTGACCGAGTAGGTCACTGGACCCGTGGTGCCCGTTACGTCGGCAGTGCCGTTCCACACTCGGAACGTGCCTCCTGCGGTACTGAAGTCACTGACGGTACCTGCCGAGTCAGCAGACACTGTGGTGCTCTCATTGCTCAGCAGCCCGGTAATCGACGCAGCGCCAGTAGCACCGTCTTTCAGCTTCACGACAGTAGCCGTGTCACTGTACCCGCTGAGTGACGCAACGACCACCGCATTCTGAGCAGCACCGAGGCTGAGGAACTGAGTGTTGGTCAGCGTGCGGGTGTTGCCACTGCCACCCAGCGTGACCGTCCCCAGGCTCGTGCCTGCGCTGTTGTACAGGGTGCAGACGAACGTAGCGGTACCGGTCAACCCGCCAGACAGGTTTGCAGTGAACGTGATGGTCTGACTGCTGGGTACCGCAGTGTTGGACGCGTCGTAGGTGAACGCTTGCGACGTGAAGGACAGCGACAGCGTGGCTCCGGCCGCACCGTCCTGGTACACCTTGACGAACGGGGACCAACCACCTGACCCGTACAGGTCGGGGAACGGGCCTGTGGGCGCTTCGAAAGACGTCGCGCTGTATCGAGTCGCGCCCTTGGTGAAGCGTAGGTCCTGAATATACCCCTTGAAGTCGTACACCAGATCGTACGCATTGCCGATACGTAGCCCGGTTGCATTGGTCGCCGGGGGTGTGTACGACGTAGTGCTGCACTGCGCGCCGTTGACGAAGATCATCACCTTGCTGCCCTTCTTCACGAGAGCCCAATGGAACCACGTATTCGCAGCCGGGATGGCATTGGCTTGCGTGCCAGTCACCGCGATAGCGCTCGGGCCGTCATAGATAAACAACGAACGATTAGCTGAGTCAATGGCGAAAGCCCAGGACGAGGCGATGGTACCTGACCCGCGGAAGTCCAGCAGGGTCGGGAACGCTGTACTGGTCATCCAGTACGTGTAGGCCTCTATCGTGAAGTCGCCACCGCCGCTGAAGTCGACACCGGCCGAATACGGCACAGACAGGTAGCTGTTGACACCATCGAAGTAGCCTGAGCCGTTGCCCCACTTGGACACCGCTGTCTGAACCAGAGCGCCAGTAGCCGTTACGGTCCGAGCGAACGAAGACGAGTCCGGGAAGCTGGTGCTGCCGCTTGTGCCTTCCATGTGCAGCAGCAGCTGAACGCTGCTGGAATACGGGTCCAGCTGCTCTACGTCTGGGTGAGCCACCGCCGAAGGGGTGAAGTCTACCGTGTACCGGGCCACACCCACGGTGATACGCAGGTCGTCTATGAAACCACCGAGCGGGGTGTTGGACGACGAGTCCCAATCTCGGCCAACGATCATCTGGTTCGTGCTGGTGAAGTTCGTCGTGCTGGTGCCTGTGCTGACTAGCACCCCGTTGATGAAGGCACGCACGGTAGACCCAGCACGCGACACCGCTACGTGCGTCCATGCGTTGAGAGGCACCGTGTAGGTCACAGGTATGGCCAACGTCTGCAGGTCTTGGAACGCTGTAGTGCCGAATCGCCAGGTCCCGGTGCCCGTAGCGTCGAACACGCGACGTACGCAGATGTACTGCCCGAATGCGGCTGTAGCGGTGCGATACACCCATGCCTCGAGCGTGAAGTCTCCAGGCATATCCAGGCTCGTAGACGTAGCGTAGTACACCCCTGCAGAGGTAGCGCTGAAGCCGCCAGCCGTAGTGCCGAACTTCACCTGACCAGCAGAGGTTGTCGCGTTGACTACGCTGCTGGGTGTGCGCGCGAAGGTGCTGCTGTCGGTGAACGTGGTGCCGCCGGCCGAGCCGTCCATGTGGAGCAGGATCGCCGTACTGCGCCAGTACGGGTCGCCGCCAGCGGAACCAACACCGGGGTTCAGAAGCTTGAACAGCGGGTACAGATACGGAGTCGGCGCGTACCGAGCCACACCCTTGGTCACACGCAAGTCGTCGATGTACCCGTTCAGTGGGTAGAAGTAGGTGGAGCCTTGAGTGTTCGCTCCGATGGTCATCGCGCTACTGGTGGAGATGCTCTGAGTGTTGACGTATCCGCCTGAGTAATCCCCGTTGACGAAGTAGCTGACGGTGGCGCCCTTCTTGGACACAGCCACGTGATACCACTGGCCGAACACGAGCGGGATGTTGCCACTCGCGGACGAGCCCACTCCGGCCACTTTCGTCTCCAGCACCAATCCGCCGGAACCAGTGTTGAGGCTTGAGCTGATGTTCAGGCTCATCGCCCACCCGGTGTTTCGTGCGTCACAACCGACGATCGTGCCAATCCGGAACCCACCCGTTCCTACTGGTGAATTGCCGTTCAGGTACACCCACGCTTCGAGCGTGAAGTCGCCAGTGCCGAAGTTGAAGTCGGTGCTGGCTGGCACGCTGACGTAATCGGAAGTGCCGTTCAATAGCAGCGAAGAACCACCCCACTGCGATTGAGCGGTGGACACCTTTGCGCCACTGACCGCAGTCAGCGTGCGTGCAGGGGAGCCGCCTACGTCGGTGAATACCGTAGACGCGTTCGGCCCATCGAAGTGTGACAGCAGCAGCACACCAGTCAACGACGGATCTGTGCTCGTTGGGCCTGAGACTGGAATCCACGGGGTCGTGGTCTCGAACAGGTTCACGCTAGCCCAGGACGGCGTCGTAGTGCTCGTGGGCATTGACCGGCTAGTGCCAGCAGGAGCGACGAACACATCGCCGGTGAACGTGTAGCTGCCCCCGACTGGCGCAGTAGGCTGCGTGGCCGCTTGCGCGTACACGGTGATGACCAGTGCGTAGAAGGCCGCACCGTCACCGGTCTTGGACAGCGTGATGTAGTCAGTGTACGTGGCCACCGGGTCGGTGACGCTGACCGTGACCGTGACCGATGGGGTTGTCAGGCTTGACGCAGCGATGGTGCGGCTGTTGCCAGTACCGACCAGGGTAGCGGTGCCGTTCGAGATGGTCCACACCGTGTTGCCTGCAAGCGTGCCCTTCAGCAGAGCAGTCAGCGTGATGGTCGCAGGGGTAGACACCCCGTTCTCATCGATGTCGAAGACCGTGTAGTCGGCCACCAGAGACACACCCTTGCCGCCGATGCCTGGGAGCAGCTGAGCCGCCCATCCGGTCGGAACATAGGTGTACGCTGTCACGCTGGCCAGCGACTCCTCGCCGCCACCGAACACGTTGAACGACGTGAACTTGAAGTAGATAGTCTTGCCGATGTACGACAGGTCGAGCATGCCACTGCGAGCGACCGCTTCGTTAATGCGAACGAATGAGTCCCCGGTGCCGTGGGCGCTGGCGGAAGACGAGTTGTAGGCACCGCGTATCAGGCCGCTGAGGGTGTACGCATTCGCACCCGTGAGCGTCGCCGTGGTGTATGCCAGGAACTCCTTGTTCGCGCCACCGATGTAGCACAACGTGGTCAGTGCGTTGGCGTCACCTACGGACCCGCTGAGCAGCTGGCCACCGATGACGGACACAGGCAGGTTGCCTCCTGAGATAGCGGCCGTCAGCGCACCGTACCTGCTGCCCCCGGTGATGGTGCCAATCAGACGGTAGCTCGAGCCATCCAGGCTCACCCACACGTTGCAGCCACCCCAATTCGCGCCAGCGCCACGAGCGGCCACCAGGATCTCCAGCCCATTCTCCGTCTGCTGTGCAGGTGCCTCAAAGATCACAGGGGTGCTGATGCTGCCCGGTGACACGTTGTAGTTGTGCTGGAAGCCCGAGCCGGACTGACTGCCGTACAGGCTCGCGTTCGCTACACCCAGCGGGAAGTCCTCGGCGGTGAAGGAGAGCTCACCATCTTCAGCCTCGGTCACACTGGTGATGCGCACGGGCACCTTGACCAGCTGAAGGTTATCGTCCGACACCGTGACCAGGTCCATTGGCTCCAGCAGCGCGTAGTTCCACGGGAGCTTGAACTCGTAGGTATTGCGAATGTACAGTGATCGCTGAAGCAGCAGCTGACACACCAGTCGAGCCACCGCTGCATCACAGATCCAATGCGCACGGATTACGTCTGCACTACGGAGTCCGTACGTGTCTATGTTCGCTTGGTCTTTGGCCTCAGCGATCTCGACGTTGTATCCGTTCGCCCGGTTCAAGAACTCTATGGACACGTGGTTGTACGCGTCCACCTGAGGCTTGCGCATGAGCTTGACGGGGTTCTCTTTGTCCAGGTACACCGCATCATCTAGGTCGTAGATGGGTGTCAGGTTCGGGGTGTACGCGGCACCGTTCCCAGTCAACGTGGTGTCGCCGTAGGGTATGAACTTCAGCAGCCCTTCAGACCACACGATGCCCGTGTTGGTCAGCTGCGCCAGCGTCTTCAGCAGTTCGGCCGCTTCCATCTGCTCGGTGAACGCTGGGGACATCAGTAGGCCAGCAGCACGGCAGTATGCTGACCAATCACCATTGGAGTCGGAACGCACTGCCGGGAAGTTGACCCCGTACCGTTGGTTCGTCAGCATGTCGTAGCCCACCATCGACGCATCTACGTCAGGAACGGTGCTGCCCAGGTGATAGGCGAACTGCGCCTGAACCTCGAAGTTGTGGTTCTCGACCGATGCGTCGCTGCCTAGCGAGTAGGCTTGCGCGTACACGTAGGCCACCCCGCTGTACGCCACTGCCTGCGCTGGGTAGGTGCTCCCCAGGTACGTCCAAACCGACTGGCCTACGTTGCCCTGAGCCAGCGACAGGCCAAGCTGTTGCAAGGAGCTTTGCGTAGCTCCCCCGCTGAGGTATTGATACGCTATGGTGAGGGTCCGCCCTGTGAGGGTGGGGTTGTCAGGGAAGGTGTAGACGCCACCCACGTGAGTGAACTGTGATCCCTCGGCCAGATAGTAGTCGTTCGCACCATCGTCCCCGCCGCCACCGGGCGAGTACACACCTAGGTTGGCAGAGTACGTGGCTGAGTTCGTCACCGTCACACTGCCACCACCACCAGGGTACACGAACGTCTGGGTAGTTGTGTTGATCTGCGTGGGGCTGGGACCACCCTGATAGACGTTCTTGCCACGCCAGGACTGAGCCACGCCAGAGATGCTGCCTTCACACAGCGCCATGATCATGTCGGCGGTGTACGTGAACGTGGTGTTCTGGGTCTTGACACCACCACCCTTGCCTGAGCTTTGCGTCTCAGTGCGCGCGATCGACTTGAACCCATTGTACCAGATCAGGTTGCCAGCGATGCGGGTCACCCCATAGACGACAGGCAGGGTGCCGCCATAAGCTGACGATTGGAAGTGAAGTGCCTCGAGCTTGGTCTCGGAGGTCGAGATGGTAGAGCCGCTCATCGTAATGTCCAGTGCATGTATTCGCGTCCTTCAAGGGGGGCTTCGGTGTACCGCGAAGCGATCACGCCCAGGTTGACGTACGCGTGTATGAGGAGGTTGTCCTCGACAAGTATGGCACCGTGGCTGTAGCAGCGCCCATACCGGAAGAGCGCTATGTCACCGTGTAGGGGTGGCACCGAACGCGGCAAGCGGACGCAGAACCTGTCGAGCCACCCGATGTACTGCTCTTCACTGCGGTGCAGGTGCCAGTCCGGAGGGTAGTAGCCGGTGTCGGTGTGAGGCACCAGACCCACTGCTTCAAAGACACCCAGCAGGATCTGGCCGCAGTCAACGCCGACCCCCTTGATCCGAGCACCGCTGTGGTAGGGGGTCTTCAGCCAAGTCCAAGCTTCGGATACCACACGTTGTCGGTCGACGGGGGTCATGTCACCGTCTCAGGCACCGGAATGAACGGGAACCCCCGGAACCGAGGCAGGTTGCTGAACCTGCTGTTGCACGTAGCCATCGTCTTGTCGCAACCGGGGTACACGGTGAACGTGTCCCCAGCAGCAGGGGCGAACGGGAACGGAGCGATGGTGGTGATTAGGCCACCAGACACGAACGACTTGATGGTCCGACTAATGCTGGCATTCGCGCCCGAAGTGAACGCCACCACTCCTAGATCGAAGTAGCCAGTCGCTTGCGTGAGCGTGCTATCAAACACGCTCTTCGTGGGTGTAGGGGATGCCGTCACCGCGTTGGTCACCGTGAGTGCAGTGCGGTTCTTGCCGCAGGCCCCATCGTACACGGTGTTCACGCAACCCGGCTGATACAGGTTGCGAGGGACCTTGGTGTTCAGCAGTTCCAGGTCGCTCTGCACCGACAGAGCCACTTCGAATCGGCCGATGCTGACATCGTTGATGCGGCCGGAGAACTGCTGGAGCACCCCCGTGACAGGAGACTGCCAGTCAGGCATGAAGGCGCGCTCAAGGCGCACGCGGGCACCGTCCAGACCACCAGCAGCTATGAAGGCCATCAGAGGCTTGCTGTTGACCTGAATGCCGGGTCCTGCGGACAGCTGAATATCCAGCGTGTCCACGGAGATACCCACCTGAAGCTTGACGCGGCCACGCTTGATCAAAGGACCGACGGTGAAGGTGTTGCCACCCCACGGCACGGGCTTGTCGGCACTGGTGTACCGCAACGATGTACCGTCCAGGAACGTGAAGGTGAATAGGTCTGCATAGGCCAGCTGAAGGTTGCTGTTGAGCAGCGCGATGAGGGGTGCCGTTGCGGTTTTCATGGCTTGACGGTCTTGAACTCCATGGTGCGCAGTTCCCAGAACTGCTTCATGAACTGGTTGAACTCCAGCTGATCCTTGAGGAACCTGCACCGGAAGTAGTACGAGCCGGTCCAGGTCAACGCTTGACCCCCGGTCGGGGCGACCGTGAACGTCACGAGACCCGTAGCGTTGATGGAGTAGCCGGAGCCTTGCAGAACGCCAGCCTTGTAGATGCTCGGGGTGCCGTTGATGTCGTAGATTGGCTCGGTGAACCCACCGAACGAGCGCACCAGCTGGAACTGCGTGGTGGTGCCATCACCAACTCCGAACCCTTGGAGGGCCACCGTGTTGTCGTCTGGGTCGGTGTACAGCCATGTGTCGAACGAGCCGCTGCGCTGCAAGAAGAACCCGGCTAGCTGCTGCATCTCAGGCAGCGCGCTGCGAGCCCGCAAAACCTCGTAGGTGAGCTTGTACTGCCACACCGGGTAGGCCGTCAGGCTGGCACGAAACTCCCGCATGCTGACGCTAGTCTTGACAGCAGTGTTGAAGATTGGGGTGCGCATCACGTTCCACGTGAGGCCCGGGAACGAAGGGAGGATTGAGTTGCTCATGGACGTAGCTCGAAGTTGCGACCCATCTTCTTCAGCAAGCGGCCAAGGTCGTCTTTGTGGATGAACTGGCCGCCGGTCGTCTGGATGATGATCGTGCCACTACCTTGACCACTCATGTTGCGGATGGTGTCCGCCTGCTCCTTGGGGAGTACCATCTCCTGCTCGTGCAGTTGCGTCATCGGGTTGACACCGGCTGGGATGTCATAGCCGTTGCGTGCACTTTTCGTGCTGAGACCAGACACCGCAGCGAACACAGAGGCCATCGCAGCCAACGCCAGCACGGGACCGACGAACGGGATGCTGGCCATAGATGACGCAGCCCCCGAGCCCGCAACTGCTGCGTTGGTCGCGATCTCAGACGCACCGATGGTCTTTTCAATCGCCCATGCGGCGATACGCTTGGCGACCATCTGTGCCAAGAACTGACCCACCGACGCGAGCAGGTTACTGAACAGGCTCTTCACTGCCTGACCTAGTGTCATCGTGCGCGTAACGAGCCCGTTGACCACGTTGCCGAACGCATTGCCGATGCTGTTGAAGAACCCCTGCCAATCCTTGAACTGCTCCTTCTGCGCGTCCAGCTGGAGGCCACGCTGTTGCATGGCGTGCTGTCGTTCCACCGCAGCCAGTTCGTCGTTGAGCTTCTGCAGCGCGACGACGTTCTTGGTGGGGTCATTCTTCAGGATCTCCAGCCGCTGCTCGACAGCCGTCTTGGTGATCTGGTACCGCTCGTTTTCGAGTTGCTGGTCCAGCTGGATCAGTTGGGCCTGCGTCATCTGCCCGGTGTCGACCTTGTACTGTGCTTCCTGGCGCACAGCATCCAGCCGCTCCATCGACTGAGCCTTGTACTCCTCCACCGCAGCCTGGGACAGCTGGATGCCCTGCTGGCGCTCCTCACGGAGAACGTCCAGCCGCATGGTGGAGACCTTGCGTGCTGCGGTGAGCTTCTCACCTTCAGACAGCTTGTACTGAGACAGCAGGTCCGTGTACGTGGCCAGTTCCTCGGCCTTCGTCATTTCCCGTAGGTCGTGCTCCATTGCGAACTGGAGCTTCTGCGCGGCCAGCCGAGCGTCGACAGCCTTTAGGTTCATCTCCTTGTCGGGGCCACTGTCCCCCTCAGCCTTCTCGGCCATTCGCCGGGTACCGCTACCCTGCTTGACAGTAGCCGCCTTCTTCGGGGACCAGATGCGGTCCATGTCATTGGCGAACTTGTCCGACGCACCGGTGAACGCGTCCACAGCCTCGTTCTTGATGTTGCGGAAGGCCGACACCATGCGGTCCTTCATGGCAACCGCAGACTTCGCAGCCCGGTCGAAGTCGCCACTCAGCACGGAGCTAATCAGTTCGCTGAGGTTGCCGACTTGGTCAATGGTGTAGTTGATGAATTCGAAGATGACACCGGCCACCGTCTTGACCACTGCCTGCACCGAACGGAACACCAGCATCAGGCCCGTGAGCGCACCCTTGAAGATGTTCACCACACCAGGACCGGTCGACGCGAGGTACACCGCCAGTTCGGTGAACGCGGGCATCACCGCGTCACCCACGGTCTTCATCACAGCGGTCATGACGTCGTTGACGTCGTTCATCGCTGCCTTGTACGCCTTGTTCGCAGCGACGTTCTGGTCAGTGATAATCAGGCCGAGCTCTTCGTTCTTCTTGCGTGCCTCCTCCAGCACTTCGTTGTTCAGCTTCTGCAGCTTCATCACGTCGTCAATGGACTTGCCGAACAACGTCTGCGCTGCCGTCGTCTGGTCGAGACCGGGCTTGTACTGGCCGACCAACTTGATAGCCTCGCCGAACACGTCATTCGCGTCGCGGAGGTTGCCCTTCGCGTCACGGGTGGCCAAGCCCATGTCCTTCAGGCCGTCCTCGTTGCGACGCAATTGCTGCGCGAACTTCTGGAAGGCCCCGATGTACGTGTCCGAATCGCTGTAGATGTCACCCAGCGCGGTGTTCAACGTGGTGGCTTCTTCGGCAGTGATGCCCAGCGTGCGCGCCAGTCGGGTGGTTTCACCCGTGAGCTTGTTGCTCTCGTTGATGGCTTCCTTGAAGAACTTGCCACCAGCTACGATGGCCACCAGTCCCGCGAAGTAGCCCTGGATCTTGCCGAATGCCTCGCCCACGTTGGACAAGGCGCCCTTCATCTTATCGACGCCATCTGCGACAGCGCCAGCCGTCTGCTGCATTGCAGCGATAGCGGAGGCACCGTCGCCGCTGATCTTGACGCCGATTTCCGACTTATCGCCCGCTGCCATCTTGATTGAACTCCTTGGTTGGCAGGCTCGCCAGGAGCCCGTCTAGGTCGCCATTGTCGGCCGATTGCTTCTTCGACTGACCCCACCCCACATACGCGGCCATTGAGAGGTGAACCGGGGGAGCCTTCGTCCAGTACTTGAACATCGCCTCACAGCGCGGTATGTCCATGAACTCATCGATGTACTCCCAGGTCCAGCCCGTAGCCGTGATCAGGTGAGCGTAGAGTTCGGCCCAGTCGAAGGGTCCCCGGACACCTCAGCCGCTTCCTTGGCTTTGCGCTTCAGGCCGGAGACGTCCATAACGGCTTCCATCACGTCCAACATGTTGTCCAGGTCCAGCAGATCGGTGACCTGGTCCTTGGTCATGTCGGGGTAGTTGCGCTCCATCGCAGCGTGCGCGGCATCCACCACCAACGAAATAGACTCGGGGTCGACGCCCCCGCTGAACGTTCCGATTCGCGCTTGCAGAGCTTGCAGCGAACGAAAGTTCAGCGGGGGGACGACGAAGTCCTGCCCTTGCAGGTTGAGCTTGATGCCCTTGAACTTCGTCGTCATGGCTTACTCGTTGAACGAGCGGTACATCACGTTGCCGGCCGAGTCAGCGAAGCACTCGAACTCGATCTCAGGCACCATGTAATCGTCCAGCTTGGACTGCCAGCCCAGCTTCGACGCAATGGCTTGCGGGTACTGCGTGCTGAACTGCTTGCCGTTCTTGGTGAACCAGACATCAAGACGCAGGATCGGAGCCGAGCCCATCGGGATGTTCTGGATGACCATCTTGGTGCTGCCCGGAACCTGTGCCACCGTTGCCGTATACGCGAAGCTGATGAACACCTGCTTGCCCGTGTCGGCAGCAGCGAACGTGTACACGCCAGCGGCCACCGAGTATTGACCGGTAGCTGGCGCAGACGCCACCTTGGTCATCGGCACGCCGTTGGAGTTGCGCACGCCCATGTCCTGCGCGAAGGTAGCGCTGCTGGGCACCGTCGGTGTGATCTGGAACGGTGTCGTAGGGATGAGCGCTCCCGTGGTGTCGTACACGTAGCCGTTCAGGCCCGTGGTCAGCGTCTGACCGAAGTACAGGCTGCTGACCGTGATGCCGTTGACTTGTGCGAACTTGGCTTTCACGCCGAGGTTGCCCTTGCCGCGACCGACGTCCACCGGGAACTGGTTCTGGCCGTAGAGCTTCTTCGTTTCGAAGCCCTCGTCCATGCCGATTTCCTGGCAGACAGCCAATTGCACCGGAGTGCCATTGGTCACCGTGTTGCCGAAAGCGTCGACGAGCGGGGTCGCCCAGATGACGCCAGCGCCGAATATGTACTGAGACATGTTGGTCTCCTTAGAGGAAGATGGTGATTGGGATGATGGCGACCAGTTGATCCCCGAGAGTTCCTTCGTCCGTCTCGATTGCGCCTTCGATACGGCACCAGGACACGAGGCCACCTAGTGTCTGTGCATTCTCCACCGCATTAGGCGCGAGCGCGTTTTCGATCGCGTCGAGTAGCGGGTTGATAATCGGGCCTGGAGCCAGGCCACCGTCGGTGCGTGCATACACGTACACGTCGACGGTCATCGTCCACCGGGTAGGGATACCCCGATCGGTCGTTGCGACCTCAGTGCGTTGCGCCATGAACAGCGCGGGTTGTTGACTGGCTTGAACGTCGTTCCAATGTAGCAGTCGCCGACTGGTTGTGACGTAGTTGGCACTTCCCTGTAACTTCGTGAACAGCGCCGAGTATATTGCCTCCCGGTTCATCGTATTGCCTCCGTGACGGACCCGGATAGCTCACGCATGATCTCGGGCTGAAGTTCCTGCAATGCGCTGCTCAGAAACGACTTGGCGGGCATGTGCACGTTCCGTTGGTGTGCCCGAACAGTCACCTGTTGGGGTTCGATTGATCTACCGAATGCGGTGACCTGCATACGCAGCGACTCGCGCACGTTGACCTTGCCATTGAACCCGTACTCCCAGGCCCGAGCGTAGCTAACGTTTGTGCCGACGAAGCCCGCAGGCTGCGCGGTGTTCAGGTTCTCCATGCGGGTGTTGATGCTGCGGCGCAACCTTCCGGTACGCACGTTCAGCACCTGTCCGCTGAGCTTGTTCTGCTTGACGTTGCGCTGCAACGTGAGTACAAGTCGGCCGATGGCCTGAGACAGCCCCGACCGCAACCGCTCATCACCGCCCTTGAGCCGCTTGACTACTGCCTCACCGCCTAAAACTTCACCTTTGATCACAGGGAAATCACTCGCTTGTGCTGCATGAGCGAGGTACGAACTGAATTCGTGAAGTCCTTTTGTGTGAACGTGATGGTTTCACCAGCCAAACCTTTGCTGATCAGACCGATTCGATCGAGCTCGCGGTACCGCAGAGCACAGAGCTCAATGCAGGCTTGCTCGAGATCTGGAGGCACAACAGCGTAACCAGCCGTGTACGAGATGACCACGTTGCTGACCCCTCGGTTGAACCTGTAGCCAATCAGCGCTACTCGCCACTTGTTGAAGGTGTATCCGTTGTTGCCATTGATAGAGAGTGGAACAGGTAGCTGGTCAACCACCACCGAGGACACTGCGGTGATCGGGTAGTTCTCCAGAACCTTCCTGTACCCTCCGAAACCATCGACTACACCGACGTACGTTTGACTGAAGATGTCTCTGTTCAGCCATGTCTTGATGAATTCAGAAGAGGCGGTCACCAGCCGCGTCAGCAGCGCGTCGTTGGTAGAGTCACTGATCTTCAGCCACTGCTTGATGTTCGCGAGGGTAGTGAGGTCGGCCATGTGGTTGCCCTAGGTGTGGGTGCGGGAGGATGCTGGGTGCGTGGGGCCACCCAGCAAAAACCTCCTAGGCTGCGTCGCCGGTGAGGGGGGTAGGCATATCCGTATTGGCGCCGTCCGGTGGTATTTGCGCGTCGCTGGGTGCCTGGATGCCCAGCGACCGGAAGCCAAGGCCGCACAGCGACGAGTAGTCGCCTTCAGCTGGCATCAGCACCACACGACCGTGGTCTGGGTGATTGGTGAACCGGTGCCAGCCGCCGCCGATGTGCATGCCGGGGGCGTCGGCTTGGTCCAAGGGCACTGCGAACAGCTGGCCAGCGATGTTGGGGGTTGCGTTCATCACTTGCCGCCCTTCTTCTCATCGGCCTTCTTCGGCAGTTCAGCCGTTGCGATGGTGAACCCGTGGTTCAGCAAATCAGCGACTGCTTCCTCGGGGACGTCGACGTTGCCCTTGTCATCGACTTCGAACACCTGCTCGTTATGCGAGCAGCTGGTGCAATAGTCAGGGGCTTTCATCTTGGCCATGTACGAATCTCCTTGTCGAAAGTGAGTACCCCGGCCGAAGCCGGGGCATGAGTTGTCGCCGAGGCCGGATTAGCCGTTGGCGATGTTGGTGATCACGCCCAGCGCGAAGGGCGCGTACACGGCCAGGACTTCTTCAGCGTAGACGCCGAATTCCTGCGCACGGGTGCGGAGCGGCCAGTCGATCTGGTAGTAGTCCTGCCGCGTCTTCATCTCGGCCACGTTCGGGACGTTGTTCGACTTGTACATCGAAGGCAGGTCCTCGCACCAGCCGATGATGGTGCCAGCCGGGAGCGCCGGATGGATCACGATCGGGATCTTGATGCCGCCGTCCATGGCGAACGGGTTGAAGTAGAAACCCACCACGCCACCGGCCATCATGCCCTGGTAGCCGGACTTCGGATCAGTGAAGATCTGCAGCAGCGGCGACGAGGACGGACCTTGCAGGGCCTTGATCGTAATGTTGTTCAGTTCCTGCGCGTTCACGTAGATGACCGTCGGCGAAACCTGGTACTGATCCCACATCGTGCGCAGCATCAGGTCAATTTCGTTGACCGTGCCGCGCGACGAGGCCGTCAACACGGTGCCGACACCGGGGGTGCCAGTGGCCAGCGTGCTGATGTAAGCACCCGAACCGGCCTTGAAAGCCGAGTACAGCAGACCGTCGAAGGCCAGCGAAGGGTTGCTGGACTTGTCGACTGCCGAGACAGCCGACGCCAGCTGGCCGGTACCGGCGAGCGGGGTGTTGAACGTGACTGAGTTGATCGTGGTGATCTTCTCGAGACGCTCGCTGCCTGACACACCGGTGAACCACGCGTAGCCCACGGCACCGTTGATGGCGGTGGTGGAGCAGGACAGGGTCTGGCCCAGCGTGACCGCCTGCGAGGCTGCAGACGACTTGTTGGACGAGCCGCCGTTCAGCGTGTAGGTCTGGCCATCGGCACCCGTGAAGGTTTGCACGGTCGAGATGCCGGCGGCGACGGACGCACCACGGTAGCCTTCGCCGGTGAGGGCCACGCAAATCACTGAGTAGGTGGCAGCAGGCAGCGTAGCGCCGGAGCCAGCGGCAGACACGGTCGGTGTGGTCGGGGTGCCCAGGTTGACGGACGCGTTGCCCATGAGGATCGCGTTTTCTTCCTTGAGCATCATCTTCTGCAGCACACGCATGGACGCGGTGGAGCGGATGTCTTCGAAGGTGCGCGCCGCGCTGATCGCTTCGTACGTGACCTGGTCTTCTTCACCGATGGTCACGTAGCTCGCGGAGACCGTTGTCGCGGTGTACGACATGCGTGCGGTACGCTGGCCTTCAGGCACCCAGCCCATCGCGTCGAAGCCCGAGCCGAGGATCGCCTTGACAGCGCGCCAGTTGGTCGCCAGACCCGTGCCGCCACCGACACGCGGAATGCGGTTGCGCAGCGGGGTGTTCACCGGGTACAGGTTCTTCGCCGGAGCTTGCAGGTCATAGGCGACCAGACCGGTGCCGGTCGTGACGGACTTGGTGATGTTGTCGTCGGACTTGGCCAGCGCACCCTTCGCCAGATCCAGGGTCTCCTGGGTGACGGCGAACGGCGCATTCGCGAGCAGCATGCCCGGGATCAGCGTGTGGAAGTCGATCAGGCCGGACGCGGCTGCGATACCAGCCAGCGCAGTCAGGGCGAACATGCCCATCTGCAGCGGGGTGAAACGGATGCTCTTCATTGGATGCTCCTGGTGGAGAGAGTTACGGACGGGTCGAAGTGTGGATTGGAATCAGGTGAGCCGACGGCCCCCCTGAGCGAAGATCTTCTTCATCTCGGCTTCTGCACGCTGCGGAGTGCCTTCCGGCGGGAGAGCAGCTACAGGTTCTGCGGTCGGATCAGGGAGGGCGTCCTGTCCTTTGGTGAGGGCTACAGCCTTCAGCAATGCCTTGCCTGGGGCCGCACGTTTCGAGAGCTCAGCGACCGTTGCTTTCAGGTCGTCGGATTCCTTTCTGGCCTTCTCCAAGGCCTCGTTGAGCGGCGCAATTGCGGTAGCGATGGCCTTCTGGACATCGTCGGTGTTCTGGGAGATACCAATGGTATCGGCAGCAGCCTTGGTCACGTCGAGCGCGTCTTCGGCCTTTTCGGCGTCGCCGTTGTAGTTCAATCCATCGAGGTGAGCGCTGGCTTCCTTGCAAGCACCGTGGATCTTACTGAGAGCGTCCTTCGTGGGTTTGCTGAAACGAGCACCAGCCTTGGCCACCTTGTCGGCCACGCTGTCACTCATCGTGATGACTTCAGGCAGGTTCGCCGCGACTCGCAGGCTTGCCACCATCTCGGACGTTTCTTCGGCGACCATGCCCTTGAATATCTCAATGCCGTCCTGCAGCCATTTGAACAGGGACGCAGGCAGCGGGCTGTTGTCGCCTTCGTATTGCGCTTCCCAGCCAGCTTCACTCGCAATGTAGCTGACAGAGTTGAGCACGCTGGCAAAGTCAGCCACCGAGTACATGCCCTTGACAATCTCAGCTGGCACCGGTTCCGTTGAAAGCACACCCCCTTGAGGGGGTGCTTCACTGGGAACCGGTTGCTCTGCTGCCGGTGCCTTGCTGGCCTTGATCAGTTCCAGTACCTGAGCCGGAGTCACCGCACCTTCGTCGAGCATTTCGGCCAGTTCCACGACATCATCTTCCGGCGTCGACGCAGCCTTGTACATGGTGAACACGGCGTCGGGGTTGGCCGGACGATCCACCAGGGACACCTCGACGAGGTTCAGACCCTTGATGATCTTCTTGTTCAGCGGGTCACGCTCGGTCACCTTGCCACCGATGCTGAAGCCCTTGTACACCTGGGTCTGCACCTTCAACACCGCCACGGGGTCGACCACGTGTGCGCCGAACATGGTCTTGCCCGTGGTGTCGTCGATCGAAGCCTCGATCGCGGTACCAGCGGCCATTGGCTGATGCATTTCACGGACAGCACCGAACTTCATGTAGTCAGGCAGTGCCGCCTTCATGGCTTCGGGCGTGATGGTCTCGCCGTCACTGTCTTCAGCACCGGATGAGGCGAAGCCCCAAACCTTCAGGGTACCGTCTTCTTGGGCTTCAACTTTCTCAATGTTCGCGTAGATGCGCTTCTTGGCCACGTTCGTGACTCCTTACTTCGCGGCTGCAGGAGCAGCACAGAGGGTGGCAGTGTCTTCAGCACTGATGGTGGTGGTGATGCCGAACGGGCCGTATTGGCTGACGACAAACACCTTGTCACCCTTTCGGGTGCAGACGAGTCGGTTCTCGAGCTGAGCCGGAGCACCTGCGCAGCCGCAAAGCACGGAGAGCAGAACCAAAGCGATGATGAGTTTCATGGGGTCTCCTCGGTGAGTACGGGCAGGATGTCGCACCTGCAATTGGGGTGAAGCGGAGGACCATCACCGCCGTCACCAGGGAACTGTTCGTCGAGGCCCACTACGACCCCGTCGAGCTCGTTGCATTCATCGCAAAACTCGTCCTGCGCAATTATCCATTGCTTTCCTTGGACGACCCCGCTTGCACGGTAGCCATCGAGGTTGCCCTGGATGTCAGCATATGCGGTCTCCGTGCGGGCAATGGTCTCTGCTCGCGCGGGATCGAATGCGTAGCTATCCTCTATCTCCCCGGCCAGTTTGTCGTTGGACCACCCTTCCTCTATGCCTTGCGTGACCGTAGCGCGCAGCATGTCCCGGGTGGACTGTTCCAGGTTGGTCACCAGTTCGGCCGAGCGTGCTTTTGAGTACTCTACAGCACGCTTGTTGACCTGATCCAGCTGCTCCTTGGTGACCTCACTGATGACTTGCGCCAGTGCCTCTGCGCCTCCGTCAGCGGCCATGTCTTCGAGCATTTCGGCCAGTTCTGGAGCTAGATCCTTCAGCTCGTCGAATGTCAGCGCAGCAATCAGCTTCTTCGCTTGGTCGTCTGCGCTGATGCCTTTCGCCAGCTTGTCTGCGAGCAGCTTACCGACTCTGGCACCGGCTTTCGCAAGTGCAGGCTTCACCAGCTTGGTGATACCGCTTGTACAAGTCTTCACGCTTGCCCTGTCCCGCGAAAGCGAGCTCGCCTTCCGCAGTCCAGAGCTTTGAGTTTTTCCCACCGGCTTGCCCGTACCTCCTGCAGCGGGTTGTGGATTGCCAAGTACAGGGCCATCACCCCCGGGAGGCTTTGACCCACCCTGGGAGCCGGGCGGACCGTTGCCGCCTAGAGGCAGCACGGGTGCAGGGGGCGTCAGGGCTTCCTTCTGCTCCGAGGTCAGCGCAGGCAAGCCTAGCTTCTCACGAGCTTCGTCCGTGGTCATGACCTTCTGTAGCACGTACCCGGTGAGCACCTGCATTTGCACGAGCGGTGCGGTCTCCTCTTCCTCGTCCCAGGCGAACTCGTAATCGGTGTACCCGAAGTACTTCCAGATCACGTAGTCCATCAGACCCTTGACCCAGTTCATCACCGGCTCGAGACCTTCCTTCTTGGCCTGAGCGTCGGCGGTCTCGGCGGTAGCCCGGTTCATCTGCGCGATGAGCGCTTGCGGGCTGACCGAAAACGCGAAGCAGATGATGCGTGCTAGCCACTCATCGTACTTGTCCGTCAGTGCTGGGTCCTTGGTCTCGTGGACGTCCATACCACCAGGGACGAACTTGGCCTTGCGACGCTGAGCGGTGTTGCCTTCCAAGATGCCATCCCAGTACTCTTGGAACTGCGCGATCTGGTCGGGGTTCCACTCAGGTGGCACACCGATGAACGCTTCAGGGATGTTGCCCTCAGTGTAGTACTGGAGCTGACCCATCTGCCGCCGGAGCGCGATGTTCACCGTCATGATGATTTGCTCGACCGGGCTGTAGCCGTACACCCGGTTCGTGCGCACGTTGCGCGGACGGTATATCAGCTCATCGCGGCTGTAGTCTACCGCAGGGATGCCCTTCAGTACCTGCTGGTATGCCACGCTCGGTGGCTCAGGTGTGCGACCGCTCTCGTCAATGATGCGCTTGATGGTGGCACCGTCCACCAGTTCCAACGCGTACAGGTCACCACCCAGCGTGGAACGCGGGTACAGCGTAGCCGCATCCAGCACCAGCATGTCTTCCAGCAACGCACGTAGCCATGTCTTCCATTCGTGCTCACCATCCGGGAACATCAGGAAGTCGCTGATCTCCTTGATCTTCGGGTCGACGGGCTTGGGCTCAGGCACCTCAGGCACATCAGCGGGTTCAGGCAATGGGGTGACGCCGTCAGGGGCGAGCTTGGGTGGCTGGCCAAGTTTGTCGTTCTTGGCCTTCACCTTATCCACGTGCTTTTTCGCTGCGTCGATGCGCTCAGCTTCCTTCGCAGCCTGCTCTACTTCCTTGCGCGGTTTGATGACCCAGGACAACTTCTCCATCTGGTCTTTGCGGGTCTCGATTACCAGACGCATCAAGTCATACCCGTCAGCCAACGAGCGCATGTGCTCGAACGTGACTCCTTCCCCGTCACGTGGCGTACGACGGATGTTGACTGACATCGGAAAGTCAAACGCACGACCCGGTACACCCTCCTTCGTCTGGGCTTGCGGCGCGATGGGGTCTCCAGGACTGAACCAGAGGTTTCCCTTGTTGCCTTGGATGATGTACTTGACACCCTGGACCACTCGGTCCAGGATACCTTGCTCGACAGGCTTCTTCTCAATGATCATGTGATTCTCGGCAGTTTGAATGCGATGTTAGGCCAGCCTCACCGGCAGGGGCTTGGATTACTCGATGTGCCGCACGCGAGCGACGAATGCCGCAGCCACTTGCGCCGCCGCAATCTGCCGATTCGCGTACTGCGACTCATGGAGACCGTCCGACGTGTAGAGGTTCGCGGTCGCGCCATCCGCCTTCCACTTGCCGGAATCTCGCGCAGACTCGACCACATCAGCAATCTCGAAGTAGCCCGCGATCTGCGCGCCGCCCGCGCGGATAGAGCCGTTGAACGCAACGCGCGTGCTGTTTGAGCCGCTGGCCGTCTGATTGGCGACGGTCACGAAGCTGTCTGTGCTGGTGACCGTGCCAGGCGGCAACGTGCAATGCCAGTACGGCTTACCCAATCCGAGCGCCAGCGTCGAAATATCAGCGGTCATCTGAGCCGCCGAGCGCGTGGATTGGTCGTTGATTCCGAGGTTGCTCGCCACATGCGAGCAATAGGCGGCGATCAGCGCACGCCGCTTTGCATGCCCCGCCGCGCTGGCGGCTGCGGCTTGTAGCGTTGCGCCCGGCGTCGAAAGCTGGAACGTCGCCACAGCCGGCACCAAAGCGCGCTGCAGCTCGCCGATGCTGCCGTGCATGCCATCCACGTAGTCTTGGATGCCGTAGACGCGCGAATCCCCGTACAGCGCCACGCACTTCTGCCCGGTGACGCCAAGCACCGCCGTTGGCTTGTAGTGCAGGCCGCCGTTGCTGTTGCTAATCGCCGTCATCGAATTGACGACGTTGGTCGCCGTCGTGCCAAAGTTGCAGGCGTCAATGCCGCTGCTGAGATAGTTCACCCCGTCTTGTTGGCTGTAGGGCGCACCGCCCGGCGCATCCAGGAAACACCGCACCGCAAATCGTGCATACATCGGCATGGCGACCGCTACCGAATCGCTCATGACATCGCCGCCCGCAGGCATGGTGCCAGCCGCTGATCCGCCGAAAGTGACCGTGGCCAAGATGGTGCCGATGGGGTACTCAATCGATGCGTACACCGTTGCCGGCAGGCTGCCAGCGGTTTCGGTGTCTGCGGCTGCGCACCAGTTGCTGAACAGCAGTTTCAGCTCGGTGATGTTGTCCAGCGCCACGTAGCTGGAACGGCTCATGAACTGCTTTGCGGTGCCCCACGTCTGGAAGGCGTTGACGCCGGCGCGCGTAGCCACGACGCCCAGCCTCGGTATCCCAGCCCCGGACACCGAGGCTGGGTTTCCTGGGGCGTCGTTGGGGTTGCTGAGGTTGTCTACCTCACACCCAACATTGATCAGTGCCGCTTCCTCAGCCGGGTCAGAAGGATAGAACCAGCCATCGGCTGCTGCTTCCTTGGACCCTGTGGACAGGCCGATGCGAGTTGAGTACACAGGGAGACGGTAGCGGGAAGGCATGATCAAGTCCTCTGGTGGGGTTGCGGATTAGACGTTGTCGCTGATGTTGGCGACCATCGAGAACGGGAACATGATCGTGGTGTTCATGTCCGGCACGTTGACGTTCGCTGTGATGGCACCGCCGACCGGCTGACCAACGTCGTCGTGGGCTTGCGGTGCGATGGGGTCACCAGGACTGAACCACAGATTGCTCTTGTTGCCCTGGATGATGTACTTGACGCCCTGGACTACGCGGTCCAGGATGCCTGCGTCAATCGGTTTCTTCTCGGTGGCCATGCTCATTGCCTTCGTGTGGTTTTAGAAGTCCATGCGGGTGAAACACCACCCGTGGTCAGCCAACGTGAACCCTGAGCTCGACGCGTTCTTGGAGTTCACCCAGAAGACCAGACGCCGACGCATGGGTTCGAAACCATACACGTTGAACGTGAATGACGCCTTGTTGTAGTTGATCACCGACGCAGCGTAGGTGTCTACAGTGGACGGGCTTCCGTCGACGGTCAGGTTGACAGAGACGGAATTGTTGGATGAGTCCATCAGGATCCGACCAATACCACCAGCGGGGCTCTTCTGGTAGTACAGGTCAAACTGCCATTGGCCTGGACTCAGCTGCACTTCCCACTGGATGGTGTCGGTGCTGGCGTTGGATGAGTTGTACCGGCGGCAACCACCTGGGACACCCGTCAGCGTGGCGTCGATCGCCCAGGTCCCAGTGGCAGTGCCGGGGTGGCCCTGAGGAGAGGTCCAGGGTTCATTGGTAATCAACCACGGTCCAGCAGCGTAATCGAAAGCGGCCGGAGGGGGTTGCGTGTACCCCAGACCCGCACGCTTCGGGTTGACACCCGCGTCGGCCAGCAGCCATGTCGGGGGCAACGCAGTAACGGCCATTCGGAAGAACGGGAACCGGTTGTCTGCGCCTTCATAGAACAGGTACTGGATGTTGTTCGGGCCGGTCACGATGAACGGGTCCGCGACCTGGTCAACTTCCCACTTGGTCTTGCGAGTGCCGACCGGGTAGCCACCGTTGCGCAAGGTCCAGGTGTCTGTTGTCAGGCTCGGACTCGTGGCGACGAACAGGTCTGTCGGAAAAGCGGTTCGGCCCCACCCAGTGCCGTGGAACACGTGAACCCACTGTCCGTTCTCGAAGAACAGTTGACCACAGGACGCACTGCCGTGGTATCCCGGTTTCATTGTCAACAGAGGCTTGACAACGTTCGTGAACGTACCTGTGGGGGTCACGCACGAGAGCACACCGACCTGCCATGCGTTCGTAAACCCTTCACCAGTCAGCGTGTCTGCGAAGATGCTCTCGAGCATCATGTAGTACACCCCGTTGGACTTCACGACGCACGCATTGCCGTTGGAGCTCACGCCACCGTAGGGGCCTGTGAATACCGTGACGTTGCCAGCCCACACCGTAGGTGTGCTGATGGACGCAATGGCCACGCGAACGTTCTGCGTGCTCAGCTGCGTGTAGTAGCAGTACAGCACCGACCCTTCTACGTACACGAAAGAGTGAGCACAGTTCCCTGACTCACCACCGAACGTGTTGCCGATGCACGACACTGGATTGGACCAGTTGGTCGGGACCGTGGGGTCGCTGTTGTACGGGCACGAACGGTACTGCAGATAGCCGCCGAGCGTGTACATCATGTTGTACTGGTTGTTCGCAACCCAGATCGAAGCCTCCTGACCATCGAACAGGTCGTACCGGTCACCGGCATGCGGACTCATCTGGCAATTGGCGATGCTGGTGTCCGGGAAGACGCGGGTGCCGTTTGGCAACGACAAAGCATACGCGTTGTCGTTGGGCGTGGTCAGGTCATCGGCTTCGAAGCCAGCAGCGCGGAACGCTGCGTCCTCGGCAGCGTTGGACGGGTAGAACCAGCCATCGGGCGAAGCGTCCTTGCGGCCAGTGGCCAGACCGGTGCTGGTCGCATAGACCGGGAGACGATAACGGGTTGCCATGATCAGGATCCTTTTCCAGCGAGTTGTTTCATGTAGTTCAGCATGCCCATATTCTTCTGCCTCAGGAGAGGCTCAAGAGCGTAGCGCACTGCATCCCAGATGTGGTTGTGCTTGTCATCTACATCGGTCGTTGGCTCCTTCGTCAGCCGGTCGACTTTGTATGCGTAGAGCCGCGCCTCTTCCTGGGCGTGCTTGCAACGGGTGTGGATTACGATGCATTCGAAGCTCTTCAGGAACTCGATGCCGTCTTCGACGGAACCGGGCCACTTCTGCGCGCCGATCACATTGCCATAGCCGTGTCGCTGCAAGTACGATATTGTCTCAGGTCTCGCACTGTCTGCCCGGATTGGCCTCTTCTTGCTGCCTGTCACCCCTGGGAAGGTGTGGCCCTTCTTGGTCGTGCCACCCTCGTAGAAGGCAGGCATCTCATCAGTCTCGACCCCGTGCGCGTAGGCCTCCTCACTAATGTAGAGTCGGTTGTTGTGAATGAACACCTTGACGAGCGTGCTGGGGTCCACGCTGAAGCCGAAGTCAGCGCCGAAGTACGGACCGTCCCAGTCAGGCTCAGGCACGAATGCTTCGATCTTGTAGCGTCCGCGGAAGATCTGCGCTGCGCTGTTCTTGCGGTACTGCCCACCCCACACGTGATCGGCCGCCTCGGGGTCGATCTTGTACAGGTAGTCCTTCTCGGCGCGTAGCTCCTCAGGGAACCACGGGTTGTCTTGCCACCCGATGTCGATTACGATGCTGTTCGGCGGTACGTTCTGAATGAAGCGTCGGCTGGTCGGGTCCGTCTCTTCGTCAGGGTTGAAGCTAATCCAGATCTCGCTGCCGGGCTTGCGGATGGTAGGGATCAGCACCTGCCACGAGTAGTCGGACACCTTCTCGGCCTCCTCCACCCAGCAGATGTCGATGCCTTCCATCGACTTGATCTTCGTGACGTTGTTGCGTATGCCCGCGAAGATGAACTCAGTGCCAGTGATGATGTTCCGAATGGACGTCTTCTGTACGTCGTACACCAGCGAGAGCCAAGGGTCGGCCGCTACTTGGTCGCTGAGTAGCTTGTGCACTGACTCCGTGATAGATACCTGTAGCTCGCGTGCGCACAGGATGCGGAGCTCGCGCTCGGCACCCATCGTCAGCAAGATCTTCGCGAAGCCCCACGACTTCGCGCCGCCACGCCCACCCTTCACGATCTTGTACCGTGACTTGTGGAACATGCGCTCCAGCTTGCGCGGGAGCCTCAGCAGCGGTGCAGGAAGCTCCTGGGGCGTGGGTGGTGGGGCTGCTGCTAGGTGTGGGTATAGGTCATGGGCAGCACGGGTTGCGCGCCACAAGGCAAGGTCTGCAGCACCCATCC